GCAGCCCTAGCAAGTGGTTCTGTGTCTGTGCCGTGTTGCATAGCAGCATTGGTAAAGCTATCCCCTTTCTGGCCTGTCAAGCGCTCACACACTAACTGCGCCATGTAATTGTCTCTAGTTGTTGAATAGCCTGTTTTGGTCTTGGCAAGTACATCAGCCACACGGGATGCGGTGACTTTGCCAATTCGCGCTGCAAACCATTCGTCTGTGCCTTGCTCAATCATGATTTCTCTCCTTTATGTCATAGAACCAATCATCACCCGCAGACCATTTGCGAGTACCGTCAACAGTCCACATTGACTTAGCAGCCTGAAAGTCAGGAAACTTTGTCTCAGCAGGGATAAGACTCTGGTCATACCAAAGGCAACGATTGTTTGGCTGGCAGGCAAACTGGCCATTGTCCAAAGCAATCCAGTTAAACGACTTATGTTCTTCGGCCTGCTCAGTAAACCCTGTGTCTACATCCATGCCGTCAGCACAAAAATCTACAGTAAACAAATAGCGCCCAAAGTGCCATTCTTTATCTTTGCCCAAGAACTTAATCCCAAGATTACGCAGGCCAATCTTTTCAATGATGGTGAAGCGATAACCCATGCAGTCCCAAAGCTGAAGCGTATCAACTGGCAGATCACCATGTTCTAAATGCCAGACATAGGCATGGATAGGCAGTTTGTCGTACAGAGCGCCATAGGCAGGCAGTAGTGACTCAATGCGAAACACTTGGCCACGCAATGCTTTTAAACTGACCCAGACCGCAGGCTCATACTCGCCATGACCTTTTTGAAAGTTGTAAAGGAACTCTTTACGCACAAAGCATTTAAGGGGCGGTAGTGATGCGACGATGTAACTCATGTCAATTTAGCCTTTGCTTCGTCTTTGGCTGCAATGACTTTCATTTGCCAGGCTTTGTCACCATCACAAGCGGCATAAGCTATTTTGTAAGCCAGCTTCAATTCGTCTTGTGTTGTGGCGTTGTGGATGGCCAAGAACAAATCTGTCATTGTGTTTGGGTCAATGGTTGACTCAGGCTCTACAAAAGAGGGCAGATCGTCTCCGCTGTATATGTACAGACCGAGTCCATGCAAGCTAAGTGCTTTGGTCATGCAACGCATGATCGATGTGTTAACTTGAAAAGCATCAGGACTCTGAATAGCTTTATTGCGGTGATCCATCACAGGCAGCTGGCATGTCATTGGCTTATCAAACATAGTAACCGTGACCCAAACCATTGCCGTGCCATTGATGTCCATAAAACATTTGTCGCCAAACATTTCTACTTTAAACGTGGCTTTAGCATCTGCTTTAAGTGCTTCAGCCCATGCCCAAGCCCATGACAGATAAGTCAGGTTTGCTTTTTTCTCTGTGTGGTCATTGACGTTAAGCGTCAATAGATGTGCGACTGTCATGTTTCAATCCTTTCAATTTGTTTAGCAACTAACCATTTGTCACCAAGTCTGCGAACAGAGCGCACCCACTGGCGCTGATATGAACGTATAACTTCAGGTGGTGCGTCATATTGTGAAAATATACGTCTAACTTGTTTGAGGTAACGTGTGTTCATTAGCCCCTCCATGCAAGTAATACACCGATACCGCCAAAGATGACGATGGCTAATACGCACTCAACAAGTGTTTGAATAATCTTAGATTTCATTTTTTTCTTTCAGCATACGAGCGTGGTGAATCTTGGCTTCAGAGACGATGTGTTCAAATTCGGATAAGGGCAGATCGCAAGAAATGTCATCACCGTTTAAGTTGTAAACAGACACGTCATAGATTTCTGCCGTGTTGTGGTCATGGGGCAGATTGTTTTCTGCTGGGTAGTAGTCATAACCTACTTTGACTTTCTCAATGGTTACGCAATTGTCGTAAGAGACAAATTCGTCAAAGTAGTATTGAAGTTTGTAGTCAATCATGGCCAATCCTTATTTGAAGTTGTACTGTTTAGCAATTTGCAATGCTTCTTGTTCAGTACGACCAAAGTACAAATGACCACTTTTGCCTTCAACTGCCCAATCATTGATGCCAACTTCAATTTGTTGCTCAAGCGTCATGTCATTGAAACTTGGGTTATGAATTTCGTAGGCTGAGAATTGAGTTACATAAATCATTTTGATTTCTCCTAAATAGACCCCAAGAAGTTCAGGGCATGACGCTATTGTATAGATTTCTATACGGAATTTAGGTTTTTTATAAAAATATTTATTAAGTGTTGTATTTTTGCAAACGTCTATTGTTTATTTTGATATACTAATTGCATGGACAAACAAAAAGCTATCACATTGGCTGGCTCACAGAGTGAGCTTGCTAGAATTTTGGGCATCACCAGGGCAGCGGTACACAACTGGAAAACCATCCCAACTGGCCGACTTTATCAATTGATGATATTGCGGCCTGATTGGTTTATCGAGTAACATAGTTTGAAACACGGCTAGGAATGGATTGATCCCCGTTCCGAAAAGGGTTCCCACTTTTCCCCTGCCGCAGTTTCTTTTAAGTGGATTTTTAAGTGGAAAAAATATGCAATTAAAGCCAAAAAATTGGGCGGTCTTTCAACATTACAAAGACCGTTGTCCCCCATGGATAAAACTTCATCGTGATTTGTTAAACGACAGATCATTTATGCGCTTGCCCATTGCTAGCAAAGCGCTTGCACCTATGCTCTGGTTGCTTGCAAGTGAGTCAAAAGATGGTGTTTTTGATGGCTCACTAGATGAGCTTGTCTTTCGCCTGCACATCACCGAGAAAGATTACCAAGCTGGTGTTAAGCCTTTGATTGATAACGGGTTTTTTGTTGTTGCTAGCGGTATGCTAGCAGAACGCTTGCAAGATGCTATCCCAGAGAGAGAGACAGAGGGAGAGATAGAGACAGAGACAAAGAGAAAGATAGCAACAATTGTTGCTTGCCCCCCAGATGTTGATCAACAAATTTGGGACGATTGGAAACAGTTACGCAAAGCCAAGAAAGCCCCTGTTACAGAAACCGTGGTTAACAGCGCACGAAAAGAAGCCGCTAAAGCAAACATGGCGTTTAGCGACTTCCTAAGTGTCTGGTGCGCTAGAGGGTCACAAGGTTTACAAGCTGAATGGCTAAAACCTGATGAACGCAATTTGACTAAAACTGGTCAGCGAAATGCAAATGTTTTGTCAGGTTTAACTCGTGGCTTACTTGGAGGGCAGAGCAATGTCAAATTACTCGGAAACTGATTTCTGCGAAACAGAACAGGGTTTGGACTACATCTTTGGGCGTATGAGTGCAATCTATGGCGCTGCTTTTCTTAGGCATTGGGAAGGCGTTGACCATGAGTTAATTCGCCAAGAGTGGGCAAACCAGTTGGGACGTTTCTTGACGTATAGGCCAAGCATGGACTTTGCAATAGCGCATTTGAATGAGGAATTTGTGCCAAGTGCCATTAAATTTAGAAATTTGTGCAATCAAGGCCCAAGAATTCCTGCCAAACCTGTAGATAAACTTTTGATTGAGCGCAAGATGACCATTCATGAGCAGATTGAAAGCGACAGAGTTAAAGCCGAAGCCCTGGCTAAATTAGCAGAAATGAGAAAACAATACGGTGGGAGAAAATGAATGAGTTGGCTCTTTTCGCAGGCGCTGGTGGAGGAATACTTGGCGGGAAACTTCTCGGATGGCGAACAGTCTGTGCAGTTGAATGGGAACCCTATCCAGCAAGCATATTGTGTGCCCGACAAAATGACGGATTACTCCCGCCATTTCCCATCTGGGATAACGTTGAAACCTTTGATGGCAAACCATGGGCAGGCATTGTTGACGTTATATCAGGAGGCTTTCCGTGCCAAGATTTGTCAGTTGCAAATCAAAAGGGAGACGGACTTGATGGAGAAAGAAGCGGAATGTGGCGAGAAATGGCACGCATCATTAGCGAAGTACGCCCCCGATTTGTCTTTGTGGAAAACTCCCCAATGCTCGTTAATCGAGGACTCGATAGAGTGCTTGGTGACCTTTCCCAAATGGGGTTTGATGCGAAATGGGGAATTATGGGAGCAGACTCCGTTGGCGCCCCCCATCGACGAGAAAGAATTTGGATATTTGCCTACCCCCACGGCTTCAGATCAATTCAACGGGAACACAAAGGGAATCGAGTATCGCAACAAGAGAATCATCAGAACCAGCCAGACAACTGGAACGGAGTTTGGGGCGAAGCTGACCGACTTTTATCGCTTGATCAATGGCGTGAATTTACATCCAGACTTTGCGGAGTGGATGATGGGCTGGCCACAAGGATGGACAAAGTTAGCAGACTCAAAGCCATCGGCAACGGCCAAGTCCCCCTCTGCGCAGCTACAGCCTGGAGAATCCTAAATGACTTTTAACTGGCCAACAAATGACTCCGAAAGAATTAGAACACTTCAAAGACTGCGAAGCCAGGGAGTGGACGAGGCGGTACAAGGTCAAGAAATCGACGATTGGCTCAAAGAAAGCGTTGCTTTGGTGGCAAGGAGTGTTGTTGGACTTGCAACAAATCAGAGGCGAGTCAGATACTTTGGATTTGAGACAACGCATGAACAGGATTCAAAATGAGACGAGCAGCAAGGGTTGACGCAAACCAAGACCAAATCGTCTCAGCCCTGAGAGCTGCTGGTGCTTATGTCTGGATTATTGGGCTGCCTGTTGACCTTTTGGTGGGTTTTAAGGGCCACACATTCTTGGTAGAGATCAAAACAGACTCTAAAAAGCGTTTAACGGCCCTACAAGCCGATTTTTTCGAGAATTGGTCAGGTAGTACCTTGGCGAGAATAGATTGCCCAGAAGCCGCTTTACGCATGATCGGAACAATTAAATGAGTAATCCTTTTAAAATTATTGAGCCAACTTGCATTAGCTTTTCAGGAGGCAGAACATCGGCTTATATGCTTTACCGAATCTTACAGGCTCACGACATGAGCCTACCGCCTGAAGCGATTGTGTGTTTTGCTAATACAGGCAAAGAATGTGAAGAAACTTTAGAGTTTGTTCATGATTGCGAGACAAATTGGGGTGTCAAAATAAATTGGCTTGAATACAAAGCACATGAAACACCAAAAGAAAGGTTTAAAGTAGTAAATTTTGAGACCGCAAGTCGTAATGGAGAGCCTTTTTTTGACTCAATTAATCAAAATGGCAAACCATACTTGCCCAATCCAGTTGCCAGAATATGCACAATTAATATGAAAATTCGAGTTATTCACCATTTTTTAAAATCTTTGGGGTGGAAACACAACGAAAACATGGATTGGGTGGGCATTCGGGCAGACGAACAACGAAGGGCGGCCAAGATTGACCGAAGTAGAACACCTTTAGTGGCGGCAGGCATTACCAAGGAACACGTTGGAGCGTTTTGGAAAAGCCATGCGTTTGACCTTAAATTGCCAAACAACAATGGGGTAACGATGCATGGAAACTGTGATTTGTGCTTTTTAAAGCCAGCTCACCAGATTCAGTCCCTGATCCAAGAAAAACCCGAAAGGGCTTTATGGTGGATGAAAATGGAAGCCCATGCCAATAGTTCTAATAAAACTTATGGAGATGGGGCAAAGTTTCGTAAAGACCGCCCAAGTTATGCGGAAATGCACAAGTATGCTTTGGCTCAAACAGATATGTTTGACAAAGATGAAGAGGCAATTGCTTGCTTCTGTGGAGATTAAATGAAAGCCCCCTACAAAGCCATCGAGTTTATTTTGGAGCAATCCCCAAAGTTTGCTGTTGCGAAATCACAACGCATATACCTAGAAGAGTATCGCAAGACAAAAAAGGCTTTGCTCATGAAAGACGCAATGACAAAGGGCTTTGATTCAGCCGTGTCACAAGAGAGGGAAGCGTACGCACATCCTGAATATCAGGAACTGCTACAGGGATTGGCTGCGGCCATCGAAACTGAAGAGACACTTCTGTGGAAACTGAGGGCGGCTCAAATGAAAGCGGATATATGGCGATCAGAGCAGGCGAGTGAGCGTTTAGGCATAAAAACAACGGAGTAATTATGATGTGTCCACGTTGTAGTTCTGAGAACCTGAAGGTTTTAGACACTCGATCAACCCCTGAATTTGTCGGAAGACGGCGAATTTGTATCAACGGACATAAATTTCTAACCCAAGAATATGCAATATCTGAAGCATCAATATGTGAGGAGTCAAAAACTACTGAAGTTAGTGGCGGCTCT